TAATGGCAAGTCAGCCGCATATGTTTTGTGTTGGTCTGAACGTTGGTGGAAACTATGTGGCAGGAATTTCACTTGCATTTTCTGCGCTTTGATTTTGTAGTTTGCTATGTTTGTAAAGTAGTAGTAATACGGTAACATTTTTGCAACATCTTTTGCCGTTGAGTAGGAAAGTCCATTTGTCGTTTCCGTGGAAAAGACAGTTGTCGAAATGCCACTGTCGTTGGAAATTACGGTTTGGGAATGTTCAACAAGGTTGGTTTGGTTAGATTGTGATTTATCTAACGAAATTCCGCTCACTTCAAAAGGATTAGTCATGGGCGCAACATTGGCGGGAAGATGCTCTTTTGCCGAATCGTGATATGCCTGAATAATATCCTTGTCCATAAGTGGAATGCCATTATCGTCAACAGGAACCTTTAAGTGAACAATTTTAATTACTTCTGCCTTTAATGTATCGTTCAAATACGTTTTGTTTTCTTCGTGCGTATTGAAGTCCTTAAACAAAGGAGCAAGCAACGGATAGTCGTTTCGCATCTTTTCAATATGGGAAGTTAAGCAAAACCCACGTTTCCCAACAAGATAAAGATTCGATTGAATTACGATCTTCGTGCCTTCAATTTCACGTTCTTCTTTATTCTTTTTCCGGCCACCATTAACCCAATCATCATAAGCGTTTCTGATTTCTTCCGGCATCTCATAATACTGATCAGTTTTAATTAACGCTAAGTCAATGTAAAAACGCCAAATATTATCATCGTCAACCATCGCAAGTTGACATATGGAAGAATCAATTTCAACGTAAATCGTGTTTGTTTTGTCGCCCAAGTCATACCAATATGTTGAACCATTGACAATCGTGCGCTTTAGCATTTCAGGATAGATTTCTTTGACAGAAGCATCGCGAATCAGTTTCGCCGCCTCTTGAAATCTGTCTTTTATAGTAGTCTTGTTTTTCTTGACTTCTGCCGGATAAACGACATAATCAAAGGAAAGCAAGTGTGCAAGATAGTCTACAATGTTTCCATATGATGGGCTATTCGCAAAAAGCCAGTTTGAAACGTCTCGAAGTTTTTTATAACTTGCATATGGGTCTTTTAGCAAATTCGTGATTGACTCGTTTGTGTAAGAAGTGGAGGTACGAGAAGATGATTGCCATAGTGGAAATATCGGGGCTTTAGCATATGTTGCGTGGGGTATGCAAAAATCTTCTAATACTGGCTTCCTTTTTTGTTCATCCAATCAGTTCACCTCCTTAATACATAACGAAGTCCATCCAGTTAACTCCATTGCGTTTCTTGTTTTCCTTATTTTTACGTTCTTGTAAATAAATCCAATATAAACCGTAGAGCAACGCCGAAAATTTATCCTTCGGTATTAACCGTGATATTCTTTCAATTTGTGTGTCGTTTCCAGCCTGCTTATACTTCAAGTTTGAAATTTCATCTATTAACCCTGTTGTAAGCAAATATGGAATTTCAAGTTCTGCAAGTTCTTCCGATTCTTTAATCTTGCGCCGGTACTTCTTTTCTAAATCTTTCATCCCTTCATGCGGAGTTTTGAGAAGTCCACAATCCATTTTAGAAAAGATTTGCATAAAGTGATTTATCATATCGCTGTTCTTTGTTTCTTTGCTTTGTGATTTCAAAGCAAAAAGAATTGGGATACTATTTTTTTGTTTATATTTATCATATTCTTCATCATTGACAACCGCATATGGGGGATTGCCATCGTCTAAGTCCAAGACCAATTGATCCGTCACCGAAACCCCAAGCCCATTATTATCAATGACCAAAATTCTAGGTCTAAAAAGCCGTACTTTTTCTTTCAAAAATTTTGCTTGTAACAAACTGTGTTCGCCTTCTCTTGAAAAAATGTTGACTACTTCTTTTAGGTAATCACCATTTTCTTTAGGGGTCATTTTTATCACGACTAAACATGAAAGAGCATTTTCATCGCCTTCATTTCTACTAACGTCGTATGCTAAACAGTATTCAACGTGTTTGTCTCCGCAATGTTCAAATTCAGCAATCCCAACATTCCTACATTTTTGTAGTTTTTCGTCAGAAACAAGAGCATCAGAAGAAGACCCAGTAAATATACTTTGATATTCTCTCATGAAATCTGCCAGACTATATGTTGGACTGTCACGCAAATCTTCAACGAAATCAATGTCAAGTTGATTATACATACATGGCAACTCATAAGAATTACCAAGACAAAATGCAGATTTCCCATCTATCATTTCACGATAAACTTCTTGCATTTTCTGAAACGCAAACTGCTGTTGTTTACACGCAGTTGTTATATATACTTCTCGTTTATGTATTTCGTTTGGGTCTACCTTACCATTTTTAGCAATCCTGTTGTTTGCCATAAGCGGGATAACTACAGAGTGGAGCATATCCCCATCAAATTTTTCGCTTCCAATCTCTTCTATACAGCCCCCATGTCTGCGGCCACCACGTGTTGAGTCTTGCATTTGAACAATGTCATATCGAGATCCATTGTATGCAATCAATCTCGTATAGTCTTTGTTTTCTGTGAAAACTTTGAACTCATTGCGAAGAAGGGGGTAATGATCGAAAATGTCATTTATACATTCTTGTGAAATCTTTGCGGCTTGTTCTTTGATTCTTGCACATGTAAATAATTTAATACCCGGATACATGATGCACAACAAAATAAATGCAAGATTTTGGAGATATGATTTTGATGTGCCACGGGTTGCCGTCAAAAATACTTTCCTGTACCGAAAAATAATACGTAAATAAATTCTTTGATAAAAATATAATGATATTTTGCTGTCTGGGCTACTAATAAAGTCAATGAATTTATCTGGGTAATCATCCCCGCTTATGTTTTCACATAAGATTAGACTATATCTTCATCTACAGCATTACCTGTTTAGATGTCTCGCGCTTCGCACTTAGAATTTCACTAATATGCTACTCCATTTCGGATAGTCGTTACACCTTCCTTATTTCTAAGGCTTGGCACGGTATTGGCATATCTATTAACTTAGCGTCCACCGTTAGCACCATATGGCACACCCTATATTTATAGGTTCACGAGATTACAATATAATATTTCTACTATACGCGGCCATTCAAATTGTAATAATCACATATTTTTAAATATTTCTTGTATTTTCTTTTTAGTCTTGTTTCTTCTGTACTATCTTTATACAAAAGTTCAAGAAAAGAAAAACAAAAACTTTGCTTTTCGCTTATAAAACGAAAAAGCGAATTCCCTCTAATTGACGGCTGATTAAAGTCAAACCCGTTGTTTTTTATCCAATTCAAAAACCCATTCATAAATGTTTCACTTTTACAGACAAACGATATGTGCGGTTTTTTATATCCGGTATGGCAAGTAAACAACCCAATTGTTCCATCGCCGTCCATAAAACCCCTTATAAAATGCCACATATATTGCTCATCAAATAATTCAGTTGGGAAAATCACATCTTGAGTTTTTGTTGAATTTACGCCAAGATTCATTAAATCCGAGTGAAGTTTTCTATTGTTTATAATTATTGAACAATTTTCAAGAAAGTCTTTATTCTTGTGTTCAAACTTATTTTCAACAATTCTTGTTCTTATTTTCATATTGCTATTAATGCAATCTAAAAACTTTTGAAGGTGTGAAATATCTGTTTTTGCTAATTCTATACCGAATCTTGGCGTATTTTTTGTCACATACCCATCAGCGTATATAAAACCAAGCCAGTATGCCTTTTCGTTCGAATCAACTTTTTCAAAATAATCTTGATTATATGTTAAATGGGCAATTTTCAATAGAAACGCTTTTTGATGTATTTCATACAGTTTTCTGTTTGGTAAATAATGTTCTTGAACATACTTCCCGCCATTTGACGGGTAATATTTTTTTAATGTTTCTATTTCCTCTTCTGTGAATTTTGGATTTTGTTTTTTAGAAATGCCCATTAATCCCGCTTTTGAAATTATTGATTTTCTATTGTGGGTTGGTATTAATTTTACAAGCATGTCTAAGTCTGGATAATATTTTTTTATCAACATAATTTCATTTTCTGTGTATTTTGTTTTATGCAAGCCTGCCATAAAACCCTCCATGTGATTATTTCATTTTCTCAACCGAAAATAACTTAATAGTTCTCTCCATTGTTCTTTATTTTTTGCAAATTCTTCTACTTGATTTTCGTTTATTTTTGTCCTTTCTGATTTATTTATGTCATTATATTTTGTAACGACTCCATCTTTCTGACTTCTGTTGCTCTTACTAAAATTCTTAAACGACGCCATTATCATCACCTGCCTGAATTTCATCTTGAAGTTCAGAAAGTCCAACGTCAGTAAATGAAGCATTCGGATCAATTTCATAATCTTCAAGTTTTGGACAATCTCTTGGCGGAGTAGTCATTCTATTTGCTTTGTTTAACTTCAAAGTAAAATTTTCAATATGCATGATTGTTTTATCAACTATATCTTGCATTGCTCCATTTATTTTAGAATATTGCTTCCAAGGAGGAATAAATCCATCTTTTTCTACTTCTGCATATATTTGTCCAAAAGAACGAAGTCCCCCTGTCCTATCTGCTTCTGTCTTATCCATTGACCGAAGTTTAGCATCACCCATGAATTTAGAAAAAGTTGTGCTAAGTTTGTTAAATTTATCCCACTCGTCTTTTTCCATTGCAGAATCCATTTCAAGATTCATTCTAGCAAGTTTCAAAAGATAAGTTTCATCCTGTGCGCTTTCAATTCTATTGTCACGCTTCATTCGCTGATAAAAACTTTCCATATGAAGAGCATCTATGTATTTTGACCGTAACCATCTGCCATCAAAATCTTCTGCTGTAACAATTGTGTCGTCTGTTTTAATTAGCTTCATTGCTTCTCGTTCTTCTCTATTTTCTCTTTCTTGTTGTTTTTCTTCTTGCGTTTTTTCTGGCTTTGTAGTTCTTCGATTCAGACTCCTCTTTGGCAAATTATTCACTCCCTTTCTATTCTAAATAAAAAGAGGACAGCAAACGCCATCCTCTGAGCCATACAATGAAGTTATGATTTTAATGG